CAAAGCAATTTTAGCGAGGAATTAGAGACTGACAAGGCTATTGATGCCCTACCGCCTGATGAATCGCTGATAATCGCTCATATCTACGCACACCGCCTATCCCAAGCCGATATAGCCCATAAGATGAAAATGTCGCCACAATGGGTGAATAATCAACTCAATCAAGCACTTAGATTCCTCTCTGGTTATTTCCACCAAAGTAAAAAGTAACAACAAAATGTGTTGACTTATAGGTAAATATTGCCTATTATGTTTTTTTAGATGTATTTCAGACCTCTGAAAGTTTATTTGATAACAGAAAGTTTGAATAATAGATGAGTAATTAGAAGATATTAATTGATTTGCCATTTATGAGCCTTCATTTAATACTTCGCTAAAACACGACACTATTATCAACTTCACTTTAAAAATAAAAGAGTAGGTGGTCTGAATTTTTAACCAACTTCAACAAGTGAGGTACATAAAATGAAAGAAGTAGATACATACATAGAACTAGACGAAAAAATAAAAGAGCTAACCGCTAAAAAGAAAGCAATCGGTGATGCTATTAAAGCTGAAGGTGATGGCGAATATTTTGGTGAAGAAGATAACTACCTTGTAATTAAAACCACCAAAGTAGGCAGATTAGACTTAAAAGCTGTAAGAAGAAAGCTAACACCACAGTTCATTACTCGTCATACCCATGAGCAAGATGTTACTAAGATCAACATCAAGAAAAACGAAGATAAAGTGGTACTTGGTGCAGTTGCTTAGACTTTAAATAAATAACCCTAACAAACCCCCTTAATTGGGGGTTTTTGGGTAGAATTAGAAATTAACCAACTTAAATGTGAGGTATAAGAAGATGAAAGTAATATACGATGAAAACGCAGTACCAAATGTAAAAGTTCAATGGTTTAGCGACTCAGACAAATGTTGGAAAGATTTAAAAGAGTCGGGTAATGTTTCATACGATTACTTAGCTTTTCAAGTTGAAGAGGTAAACAAGTTAAATGATCTAGGAGTAAGAGCGAGAGCAGTAATCGAGTAGTTTAAAAACAAATAATCCTATCAACCGCCTTCTTGGCGGTTTTTGGGTAGAAGTAGATGTAAATTTAACCAACTAAAAAGTGAGGTATAAGAATATGGAATGGCAATATAATGATGGTGGCAGAGTAGATGCTAATTTTAAAGGTATTGCTGGTGATTGCGTTTGCCGTGCTATTTCTATTGCATCTGGTTTAGATTATGTAGATGTATATAAATCATTAGCTAATGGAAATGCTAAACAACGCAGTAGTAAACGTGAGAGTTACTCTAAAAATCGTAATGGTGTAAAAACAGCTAGAAATGGCATATTTGTAAAACGAAAATGGTTTAAAGATTATATGATTAATCTTGGTTTTACATGGGTTGCAACTATGCACATTGGTTCAGGTTGTAAAGTACATTTAAGAAAAAATGAGTTGCCTAGCGGTAGATTGGTAGTTCAAGTTAGTAAACATTCAACTGCCGTTATTGATGGTGTAATTCACGACACTTACGATCCAAGCAGAGATGGAACAAGATGTGTCTATGGTTATTGGGTAAAGGAGAAAAGTAATGGAACTTAATGCTAAAAACCACAATACTGATCCTCAGTACATTAGAGGATTAGTAGATAAAATAGGTCTGTCGCAAAGGGAACTTGCGAGACGTATCGGTGTCAACGATAGGTCAATCAGACATTGGATTTCAGGAAAACCTATCCCTTATCCATGCCAATTTGTTTTAGAATATTTAGCAGAAAGGAAGAAGATTGTCTTTCTACTTGATGAAGTCATAGGCGAACTTTCTAATTTAATTAGTGCTAATAAATTATTTGGTGGCTACGTTATCAAAAGAGAGACAGTTGCTCTTAAAAATATAAAGAAAAAAATATGATTTTAGTGGGTAGGTGGGTAGGTGGGTAAGTTGGTAGGTTGGTAGTTAGGTAAGTAGGTAGGGAAGACAAGGTTAACAAGACAAAGATATAAGATATAAGATAAAAGATAAAAGATAAAAGAAAAGTTATTGACAACTACAGTAGTAGTTACATAAAATACTATATGATGGATATAATAGTCTGTTGAATACCCACATCTTGTGGGTTTTTTTTTATTCACATAGAGGAATAAAGTGGAAACAACGAAAGTTACCGAAGTGCTTACAACACTAGCCGATGTTATTGAAACAATGCCAACGGCACAGATTTGCATAGTGAGCTTTAACTCTCAGCCTTTGCATACAAGGCAGATATATTACCAAGTGACCATATCAAGAGATCACCTATCGCCATCAAAAGACTATATTCGATTTGGCGACTGTCATGGAGATGAATTAACAGGCTGGCTTCCTCTTGAAGAACTCGATCTGCATGAAGTATTAGCAGAGTATTTACCAGGAGCTGCACTACCATATATCCAGAGCCATACTTTAATCGGGAATCAGTTATTCAAAACATTAGAATCCTCAGTAAAATCAACAACAAAGGATTAAGTTAATGGCAGCACCAATAGGCAACAAGAACGCATCAAAAGGCACTTATTTCAGAACAGCTCTGAACAAAGAGATCGAAGAGTATTGCAATAAGAGAAAAGGAATCTCTCGTGGTGAAGCATTGAGAAACATTGCACACTCGTTAATAACTCAGGCTATCGATGGAGACTTGAACTCGATAAAAGAAATTGCAGACAGACTAGACGGAAAAGCTACTCAACAAGTCATAGCAGAAATAGACACACAGCATAGCTATGTCGTAAGACTCCCTGAGATTCCAGAGGATGCAGTTGAATGGGCGACAACTTACACACCAACGAAACTAGACAGTTAATAGCTTGGAGTCCTCAACCAGGACCACAAACAGCTTTTGTTACTTGCCCATGCTTTGAAGTGTTCTTTGGTGGTGCTAGAGGTGGTGGCAAAACCGATGCAGTCATAGGTGACTTCATAAACCATGCTGATTTATACAGGAGTGGTGCTATTGGCTTAATGGTCCGTAGAGAAAGAACTCAGCTAATTGAAACCATAGAGCGTTCCAAACAGATTTTAGGGCATCTGGGATGGAAATACGAAGAGGTTAATAAGCTCTGGAGAGCGCCAAACGGAGCAAGACTCCGCTTTGCTTATCTTGAAAGAGATAGTGATGCTAATGGCTATCAAGGCCACAGTTATACCAGAGTATATATTGAAGAGGCTGGTACGTTCCCAAGAATAGAACCAATTTTAAAGTTGATGGCAACACTCCGTTCAGGTGAGAATGTTCCTGTTGGGATAAGATTAACAGGTAATCCTGGTGGTCCTGGACACAACTGGGTTAAATCAAAATATATTGATCCAGCTCCTCAAGGTTGGAAAATAAATAAACGAGTATTTGATGATCCTTTTACTAACGATAAGATTGAAAGAGATTGGGTATTTATTCCCAGCAAAGTAAAAGATAATAAATATCTGGGTAAAGACTATATTGCTAACCTTCAGATGGTTGGCTCTCCTAATCTGGTTAAAGCATGGCTTGAAGGAGATTGGAACGTAATAGAGGGGGCTTTCTTCAGCGAATTTGGAAAGCGCCACATCATAGAGCCTATTGAAATCCCAGAGCATTGGACACGATTCATAAGCATGGACTGGGGAAGTGCTGCACCTTTTAGTGTTGGCTGGTATGCAGTATCAGACGGCTCAACAGAAGGCATCTCAAAGGGTTGTCTGGTTAAATATCGTGAGTGGTACGGAACGAGAGAGCCTGGAAGTAATGTTGGTCTTAAACTGACAGCAGAAGAAGTTGGGCAAGGCATAGTAGAAAGAATGGCCGAAGGCGAAAGGCTTGATGATGCGGTACTCGATCCATCTGCCTTTGCAAGAGATGGTGGTCCTTCCCATGCAGAACGAATATATGAGGCTTCTGGTAATGTAATCAGCTTCAGAAGAGCTGACAATAAGCGGGTATCAAGAAAAGGTGCAATGGGTGGCTGGGATAATCTCAGAGCAAGACTAAAGCCTGAACCACCAATGATTCTATTCTTTTCAACGTGTACCGAAACGATTAGAACGATTCCAATGATGCAGCATGACGTTCAAAGACCAGAGGACGTTGATACTGATGGTGAAGATCATGCAGCAGACGAGACACGCTACGCTTGTATGTCCAGACCATTTATTAAGAAAGCAAAAGATAAGAAAGAACTCGATGTACAAACCATCAAAGGTCGTTCAGAGCGAACTATTATGCAAATGGTCGAAGAACGCAAACGAATGAGACTACAACAAGAGGATTATTGATATATCAACTTATCTAACCTCAAAGAAATAAGGAAACTATGATTGATTATAAAAATCCGCTTTATGGCGACTCGCCTGAAGATTTAGTCAAATACTGGCTTGACGAATTAGAAGATTCAGACGAAACAGAAAAAGACTGGCGAGATGATGCCAAGAGTGTCGTTGATATTTATCGTGGCGAGGACGTTGCTGCAACAGCAGTTGGTTCAGATGGTCAGAAAATGCGTAGGAATACGTTTAATATTCTCTGGTCGAATATCGAAACATTAAAGCCAGCAATATATAACAAGACTCCTGTTCCGAATGTGCAGAGAAGATTCAAAGACGAGGATCAGCTTGGTCGTGCCGTTGCACAAGTCCTGGAGCGCTCGCTTGAGTTTATGGTGGATGCCAATGACTTAGATGCACCAATGTCAGATGCGGTTGACGATTATTTATTAGTCGGTCGTGGTGTTACCAGAGTCAGGTATGTACCTACCTTTGGAACACCTGAACAACCTGAAGGTGAAATGCCTGGTGAGATGGAAGAAAATTATGAAGAGCCAGTCGGTGAAGTAGTCAAAGAAGAAGCAATCGCTGAATCTGTTGCCTATGAAGATTTCAGAAGAGGACCAGCTAATAAATGGTCTGAAGTTGATTGGGTAGGCTTCCAACATAAATTAACGAAACAAGATATTGAAGAAAAGTTTGGCGAGGAAATGGCTAACTCAGTCGGGATAGATGTTTACGCAAGAGAGGATGATACTTATGACAACGAAACAAACCGATCCCCAAGAGAAGGTCGAACTCGCATCTGGGAAATCTGGTGTAAAACCACGAAGAAGGTATACTTTATTGCACCTTCCTACAAAGACAAACCGCTTAACGAAGCAGACGATCCGTTAGGCTTATCTGGGTTCTTCCCGATACCAAGACCGATTTATTCATTGACGACAACGGATTCACTTATCCCTGTCAGCGAATATTATCTGTATCACACATTGGCGACAGAGCTAAACAATGTCACCAAGCGCATTATTGATATTTTAAAAGGTCTGAGGTTACGAGGAATCTACGACTCCAGAATGTCTGAAATCGGACGACTGATGGATTCTGGCGATAACAAGATGATTCCATTGGATGGTGCATCTCAGTATCTCGATGCTGGTGGATTAGATAAAGCAATATGGATGATGCCTATTGACAAATACGTTAGTGTTGTAAATCAACTATATGCGTATCGTCAAAACCTGATTACCTCAATTTATGAGATAACAGGTATCTCCGATGTACTACGAGGTTCATCTGTTGCCTCTGAGACTGCAACAGCCCAAAGCATAAAAGCTAACTACGGCAGCATGAGACTGCAACGCAGACAAAGAGAAGTCCAACGCTATGCCAGAGATGTGGTGCGTTTGCTTGCAGAGGTTATCGCAGAACAATTCTCGATAGATACTCTCCAGAAAATGACTGGCCTGGATTATCCTACTGAAGAAGAAAAAGCGATGATTCAATCGCAAATGCAAATGCAGATGCAACAGTTCCAAATGCAAGCCCAGCAGATGCAAATGCAAGGGCAACAACCGCCTCAACCACCGCAACCTGATCCGCAGATGCTCGAAAGACTGGAAAAACCAACCTGGGAGCAGATCCAACAGATTGCAAGAGATGATTTACTGCGTGAGTTTAAGGTTGATATTGAGACTGACTCAACTATCGCTGCTAACGATGCAGAGCAACAACAGAACATAACCGAATTACTGACTGGTATTACTTCATTCTTAAACGGAATAGCACCAGCAGTAGAAAGCGGTGCTGTACCTATGGAAACTGCCAAGTCATTGCTAATGGCAGCGGTTAGACGATTCAAGCTAGGCACAGAAGTTGAGACTGCCGTTGATAAGATTGGCGACCAACCTATACAGAACCCGGAACAACAAGCTGGGGAAAGTGGTGAGGCTGAAATGGCTAAACAACAAGCAGAGATGGCCAGACTTCAATCTGAACAGCAAGCTGAAATGGCTAAACAGAAAATGGAACTTGAATTAGCTCAATCTAAACATCAAATGGAAATGCAGAAACTCGAAAGAGAAGCACAAATAGACCAAGCTGACCATCAAATGAAAATGCAAGAGATGCAAGCTAAAGCTCAATCAAAAATAGTAGGATTATAACCATGCACACTTTAGACCACGCAATAAGTCAGGGTATGACAGAAGAAGAATATATGAGGATGATGCGCCAGCAACAAATGGGTGTTGGTCAGGCAAGACCAATGGAATATCCAGGTTGGGAACACACACCACCTGAAGCATACGCATTACCTCAAACGTCTGCTGTTCCGCAACAATTAGTCGCTCAACAGCCAGATGTCATTGGCTCTTTGCCATCTACGATTACACCAATCGTTCAACCTGGAGAGGATATGTACGCTAACATGACAGATGAACAATTAATGGCATCTTTGCTTCAACCTGAATCTTACCAGCCAAACACGCAAGGAGCTGGTCAAACAAGTTTAGCTGATGCACTAAGAACTATGACTCCAGATGATCTTGCGTTTTTATAATGGCTGGGAAAGGAGATAAAAGAAGAAGAGCAACAATTTCAACTGCTCAATTCGAGGAAAACTTTAATAAGATATTTAGTGTTCCGAAGGAAAAAAGGGCTGGTCGATATAAGCTCGATAAGGAAACCAAGAAACTAATACCGAGCCATGAGTGGTACGAGAAGTATGGCGACAAAACAGGCAAAACCCATTATGTAATGGGAGATATTGAGCCTTATCAAAGCCCTGTTGACAACAAGGTTATTAACTCAAGGAAAGACTATCGTGATGATCTGAAACGTAATAATTGCAGAACCTACGAAGGTTATGAGCAAGAAAAGAAATAC